GCATGACCCGGTTTTTGTACTAATTCACCGCACTGACACCAGACCTGCTTAAGCAAAAAATTATTAAGGGCCGCAAATTGATAGTGCATAACTGCCCCTTGTTGAGTCGGCAGTCTAAACCACGTATTCTCATTTGTTCCAATAGTGCGACCCTCCGCCATGTAGTTATAATCGTATGTTAACGAAGGATCGTCACAAACAACAAAGTCTTTCCAATTGTTGCTCCAAACCGTGTTATCATGACGGAAGTGAGTATAACTCTGCCATAAGGCCAGCCAGTGCATCGCTAATTTCTGACCTGGTTGTAGCTGAGATATAAGGTTTCTTGCGACGGGCACAAAATTAGTCGTGAAGGTCTCATCCGCATCTAGACACAAAAAATGTGTACCTCCAGCTTCTCTAGCATACCGAAAAAGATGGCTTCGAATTAAGCCACAGGGCCAACCTCCTTTTAACTGCTCCGTGTCATCATAGCCCTTTATCGTTGCGCCGGCTTCTTCTAGTATTTTCTTACTATTATCTGTTGAGCCGTCATCAATAACAATTAGCTCGTCAACAATCGGCATGACATTAGAGAGAAATGTGGGTAAAATCCATTCTTCATTTTTGACAGGTAATATTCCTACAATCTTCATTTTTCTCTCCGATACACAAACGCTGCAAAGCCGGAGGGGTTATGACAGAAATCAGTCAAATCATATTTCTCCCCTTCCCACTCTTCAAAAAATCGATACTTGTCTCTATGATAAGCCTTGTTAGGATGATCGAAATTATTTTGAATATCGTCAACAAGAATAATTGCTTCATCACAAAGAAATCTCTCAAATACTTTCACTTCAGCTGAAAGCTGTTCATACGTGTGAAGAGTATCGCAAAATAAAAGACTTATTTTTCCGTACCGATCGCAAATCCATTCAGCAAACTTTTGTGCATTTTCTCCTAAGACGTCTTCAATTGTCGGCCAGAAGATATTTTTTAATTCTAGCGCCTTATCTGCATTGACAAATCTCAAGTCTGCCACAATGTCGTACGTCACAAAAACGTGCGAAGGCTTTAGTGAATCTAAAATTGCTATAGTTGAAAGACCCTCTCGATTTCCTAATTCAAAAATTGTTGTATTAGCAGGGAGATTGGAGACAAGATTATGGAGTAATGCAAAATAGCCATGACACTTCTGGGCTGGCTCACCAGGAGACTGTACGATCGGTTCATTATTCATGTACACTGAAAACTCAGGATCTTTATTAACAAGCTCAGGCCATTCATGATCATTCCATTCAACATGGGGATTTTCTCTAGTCTCTTCTATCACTTTCTGAAGCACTTCACTTAGCATTATATTTTCCTGTTGTTCTTTTTCCTAAAATCCAAAAATTCGGTTATTGTAGTTGAAACGTCTGTTTTATTTTCATACCAAATCAGATTATCAATATCATATTTCTGTCTTGCTTCTTCTAAAAATCTGGGATCAATTTTATCATATATCCCGTAACGAAGCTCTATGACTGTTCGCTCGAGAGGTTGTTTTGTATCCGGTCGGGTACTGGCGCCTTTGCCCTCATCAAGATATGCACCCAAAATTTCATTAATGCCCATTGTCTTCATTGTAGCACAAAGACGAACTGATAGATCAAAATCGGCGCCTGAAACAAGTTGTTCATCGAACATTCCGCACACGTCTTTTAGACTTCTTCTCCACATTAGAAATGGTCCTGTCACCATTCCTCTAGTCAGCTCTGGGTGGGGTGTACAATATTGAGAATGATCTACTAGTCTTCCAGTACCAGAACCAAATGTATTAACAACAACAAAATTTCCATGAACGACACCGTAGTCTGGATTTTCATCCAAAAATGTTGCCTGCAGTTCTAATGAGTTTGGGACCCGCAAATCATCAATATTCCAAATCGCGACATAGTCTCCAGACGCAGCAGACCAGCAATCATTCATAGATCTACCAATATTATCAACGTGATCTTTCACAACATGCTTCACAACACCAGGATATTCTTCCTGAAATTTCTGAACCATTTCGATCTCCCACTTTTCGGGAGCATTATGGTCTAAGACAATTTCGATATCATCTAGCATTGTCTGAGATGCTACATTGTTCAAAAATCCAGCGAGATATTTTCCACCTTTATAACACGGCGTTATTGAGCTAACTTTTTTACTCATCTGTACTCTCCAGAATATCTACGAATTTCTTTGCACAATCCTCCAATCCAAGATTGCTAGTCACGTAATCACGAGGTGCAAAATTTTCTAAATTCTCTAAAAATTCTGAAAACTTCTCTAGTTTTTCTTCTAGTGTAGCAGACTGTGAAACCTTTACGCCACACGTTTCATCGAAATACGGGACAGCTGTTGCTGGACATGATACACCATCGCTACGATCATCCCACACTTCTTTCTCAAAGACAAAACATGGTAAATTCGCTGATAGCACCTGCAGATACGCGATACCCTGACTTTCTGTTCTTGTAACTAGAATGCAAAATTTGCATTGCTCTGCTGCTTGTCGAAGAGCATCCTCATGATATTTCCCATACTCCAATATCCCAAATGACAGCCCAGCCTTAATACACATCTCAGCAGCTTGATCAAGATACTGCTTAGGGGCAGCCTTGTAGTAAATCAAGCAATCGCCCTTTTTTTGCTCGGGCAAAGCCGGAGTCCAGTCTTCAGTATCAATTCCCACTGGCCAGATGTGGATATTTTTATCTTTCATAAAATCAAATGTTTCATAAAAGGTCTTGACCCATTGAGATGGTACAATTATATCACTATACTTGGCAGCTGTGGCTTCTTCAGGAATTTCCCAGATATTCGGTCCAATAACGCAAATAGAATTACTATCCACCCCAGACTTTTCCCAAGGCGAAGGATGTGAAAGACTAACTGTATAGTCACACTCTTCTTCAATACGAACCGGGTAATTTGCAACTTCAATATCTAGGGCCTCAAGACCTTTTCTAAGGTTCTTGTACACCATTCCTGGACCACGAGCTGATCGCTGTGATGCTAATAATTTAATCTTCATGATCCACCTTCATGTTATCTGTAGAATTAACTGGGGTGCCATCTCCCTTTGGGTATTGTCTATCAAATTTTCTTAAAAATCCAATTAAACCCCAACTTGTGGGCATCTTTTCAACATCATCACAGCTCACGTACATCGCATCTGTTATGGCTTTTGCGATAGTCTGACGTGCCGTCACAATGCTGTCTGTCTGTATACTTTCTGTGGTAACGCCACCGTCTTGCTTCTTTTGATCTTTCACACGAGAATTTGCAGCATTACCATGTATTCTATAATGTAACAGCACATTAGGAAGATTGACCATGATCATACCGCTGTGACGACAGCGTTGCCAGAAATCGTAATCCTCTATGACAAAGTGTGAAGTATTAAAAAACCCCACACCTCTTAAGTGCACATTCTTCTTATAAACAACTGAGGGAAACGGGAGCGGATTCTTTCCTCTCGAATAACACTCATATATCTCATCATGTGAACAAGGATTTCGAGGTGCTGCACACTCAAGCGTACCGAAATAATCTAACTGGGTACCGATTATGTCAACTGCGGGATTTTGTGAAATAAAATTATATTGTGTCTGGAGCTTTTCTGGAAGCCACTTATCATCTGCATCGATTGGAGCTAACCATTGATGCTTTGAAAAACATACACCAAAATTCAAGGCGTTTGCTTTATTAGCTAAATGTAATTTATGTACTACAAATCTATCATCGTCGGCGGTCATTTCCGTTGCAATATCAGCAGAGCTATCTGTACACCCGTTACATAAGATGAGGCACTCAAATTCTTTAAATGTTTGATCCATAACAGACTGAATTGCTTCTCCAAGCCATCGCTCCCCATTATAGACTGGTAATAAAACGCTAAACATCTCTTATCCCCATACATCTCATCCAATCTTCAACGTTTACAGCTTTATCATCTATCAATAAATCATAATGGGGTTTACGGTTCATGATTAATTCATGATAATTTACACCCCACCCCTTTAGCTGATTCGTTGTCAGATCGGTGTGGTCAATCCCAGAATTACATCCTCTTGCAGTAAAAAATTTTATCGTGTGGCCCTGCTCATACAAATCGTTAATCTTAGAAATCATTCCAGCAAAAGGTTTCGCATTCTTATACTGGCTATTTTTTTCCAATGTACAAATTGTACCATCAATGTCAAAACAATAAATCATAAAAACTCCTCACACTGGTGTATGTAGAAAAACCTGATGAACACATTCAACCACACCGTAAGACCTTGAATTCACATGCATGTCTATTTCTGCAGCTGTAGCATAATTCGATCTAAGCTCATTAAAATCGTCAAACCCTGTTAAAATAATGAAAGGGATATTTTCTGCTACACAATGTTTTGCGCAATTTAAGATATTCTTAGAATTCCCCGAAGAAGATACTAAAACGACTAGTGTATCAATAGTCTCAAAATCTGCAATGAATCGTTCATACGCATTCTCCATCCCAAAATCGTTGATATAACACGTTAAACGAGAAGCATCAGAAAATGCAAATGCGCGTTTCCCGAGCATCTTTGTATAGTCTTGCGCAATGTGAGAACAGATTGCATTACTCCCGCCATTTCCAATCATAATAATGTCAGTGTATTTTCCAACCAACGACTTTAACTCAGCAACATCGCTTGGATCTATCTCATTGATTGCTTGAACGACTTCGCTTAAATTCATTCTTTCTCCGCCAACGCTTCTTCAATAGAATTATAAGCGTCTATCTTCGCATCTACAAGCTGCTTGTGATATGATTGTTTTCTTGAGCTATTAAAATTTGAATTATCGTGCAATCGATGAGAAACTAATACATCCTCTAAATTAGCGAACTTAAGTCCAGCAAAAGCGCATCTTGACCAGAGGTCATAATCCTCTACTGCACAGAGAGGATCATAAAATCCAACGTGCACATCATGTAGAGATTTTTTATACATTACGCTGCTGTTACATACAGGATTTTCTTTACGCTTAAAAATCGACTCACAAATTCCATCATGATGTAAGGGTAGAAATGGCGCTTCTTTGAATTGCGCACCAGCATCATTAACATATCTCATCTGAGTACCGATAACATCATATTCCGGAAATCGATCCATGAACAGAGCTTGCTTTTCTAATTTCTCTGAATCCCACGTATCATCAGCATCACAAATTGCGATCCATGCTCCCGTCGCCCGGGAGAGACCGTAATTTAAAGCAAGACTTTTTCCAGCATGGGGAAATTCTAATTCACAAATTCTATCATCGTTATTTGCAAAATCTCTAACTACAGAAGTACTGTCATCTGAAGAACCATTGTCTACACACAATAACTCAAAATTGCTATAAGTCTGTGCTAGCACCGCTTCCAATGTTTGAAAAATATACTTCTCTGCATTCCTGTATGGGATTATTACACTTACCAGATTATTCATGAACGAACCTCATCATGATTTTTGTCTAGCGCAACGATTCTAGCAGGATACCCGACTTCACGAGGGTTGTTATATTCTGCGAAGCAATATGACGGTGTCATTATCTTAAGATTCTGTAGGTTCTCTGGACGAGTGACATATTCATTAAGATGAGATTCATCATGCCACACTGCAATAATTCCACGAGAATAATCATCATCGATGTTGGCTGATATCTCTTTTGACATCTTTACAAATGCTTCATATGCGCCGCCGTTGAATCCACCAGCGACGTAATAGGGACGATAGCGACTTGGATCAACATACGCTTTTGATTCTGGACGATCTTCTGGGGTACCTAATGGGTGCTGTGGTGTTCGGTATAAATAAAATCCTGGATGAGCTGTTGCCGTTAGCCCAACTCTCTCTTCTGGAATCACCTCTGGTCCCACATCGGAAACGACGAGCATATCAGCGTCCGAGTAAAATAAGAAGTCAGGCTTTTCTGTAAGTCGATCGTCTAAAGTAGAAAAATGCTTGTACCTATAAAGCGTATCTCCCGGGAATCCTTGTCTCTCAATATGGAAATATTGATGAGATAATCTAGTGGAAGGGACCAAAGCTTTCGCGGCTTCGATATCATCAGTGAATAGATAACATGTAATTTTATTCTCAACTAAAAAATTCTTGTTGATGGAAGCGTAAAGATTGGGAAGAAATTTTATATATTTCCCAGTCGCAATCGTCAATATTCCTATGTGGTAATCTTTCATTTTCGTTCTCTAAAGGGAAGTTCTGCAACGAAATGAGCACCATTCGGAATTAGTCTAGCCAATTTATCAATATCAATCTCTAGACCTTCATTCCACTTAGCCAATAATTCTTCAGTTGTAACATTCCCGCTCCTATTTTGAAATGCATCCTGTACGCGATTTAACGGATTGTTGAATAAACAAGACTCTACATTACAGATAGTAAGATTCGGCACCGCGAAATAATGCGGAATCTTTTGCATCTCTGCCTCAAAAGAATTCGGGGTTGTAAACTCTAAGTGTCTGATATAATTCAGTATTTGCTTTGCTCGAAAGATGTGACCATCTACCGAAAAGGGATATCCCCAATCGTGCATGCCCGCTCGCCAAGGCCATAAGAAAAATCCTTGCTGAACCTGCCCATCTGGAATTTTCTGCCAGGAGCTGACTGGATAACAATGATTCAGATGAAGACCGAGACGTAATGATATCGTTAAAACGTCAGGATTACTTTCAAGAATGCTATCACAAAGATGCATGTCAACAGGTCGCCGAAATACAATGTCGTCTACCAAGAAAAAGCAATTATTCGCCGAGGCCTCCAAGAATGAACAAACTTGATGCTTGAAATTATCATCTTCTATAAACTTACATTCCTGAAATTGCTCTTTCACCTCGGCTAGCGCAGGGTTATACTCTTCATCATAACGATGAAGAATAGTGATATCTCCATGCGGGTGCACAAATGACTTCACAGACCGTAACAAAGCTTGAAGCTGTAATGGTCGATTTCTAGAAAAAATGCAAATGTTGACAGTCGATTCAGATCCACTCACTTCCTTATTCCTCCAGCGAGCTCTAAAATACGATTGCACCTATTGACATACGTGTGCTCTTTCTTTATAAATTGTAAAAGCTCATTTTCTTTTTCAAAATCCCTGTTTTGAAGATACTCATGATTCTTTATCGCCAACTTTGCACAGTCTTCTTCAAAATATTCTGAACCACAAAGCTCCTCAACAACAGGACTGTTAGAGAATGTCGGTTGACCGTACGAGATATTCTTGAATAATCTACATGGAACGTACATGTTCTCTTTTTGCCATCCCGCAACAATCGCTGGAGCTTGATTTGATCCACGAACTAGCTTAATCATTCCATCTCTATCGACACCCCTATGAGCGTGAACAGGAATATTATAGCTTACAGCAAGCTGTTGTGCGTATTCTTGGACTTGTCGAAAATTCCCTTGCTCACCATCTGTAATCGATCCCACCCAATTAACAACTCTGTTAACTTCTGGTGCAGGAACTGGATCATAAATCATTTCTTCTGGTAACAAATCGGTTGCCCAGGGTTGATACAGGCATTTCTCGCTCTCTTGCCAATACGTGAATGTTGATAACTTTTGAGCTTTTCTTTCTGGTAGTAACGTATCCTTAGTATAAACTTGCAGATTCATGAAATTATCACCTTGCCTAAAGCGGTAATCATCAACATTATGAAGAACGTAAAAACAGTTTTCATTTACGCTTAATGTTTGACAATCAACACCACAAACAATCACCAGAGAATTATCTAAAAATGAATTATCAATTTTCTCTTGTGTCTTATCAACCCACACGGTATCGTAGCCCATAGACGTAAAAGCCTTAAAAAAACAATCATGAATATAACTGTGCGTATGAGAATGGAGGGGTAACCCCCATATGATAACCTTTTTGAAATCTTTATTTGTCATTATTCTTCTCCATCATCTGATCGACTTGCCACTCTGCAAGTACCGGAGGTCTTTCACCCTTAACATACCCTAGCACCTTATAAAGATGATAGTACATATCTGAAATCAAGATAGCTAGATTCGGATCATAGTCATCCCGTATCGTCTGAGTATAGTCAATCAGCACTTCATCTATATTCGCAAATTTTGCAAATGGAATCATTCTACACCACAATTCAAGATCTTCTGTTAGATGCCAAATATCGACGTACCCACCAACTTTCAGAATAACAGCTCTTTTGAAAACGACTGAAGGATGACATATCGGATTTTGGCCGATTAACAAAGCCATCTTCATTGCTTGATCATGTACAGCGTACGTTACTGCTGATCCAAAAGTACCAAGTTCTTCAACTCTTCCATCGGTATCCAACAACCTAATTTGAGTACCCAATACATCAACATCTGGATTTTCTTCAAAATACTTCATCTGCTTTTCTAGCTTATCCGGGTACCAATAATCATCATCATCTTGACGAGCTATAAATTCGCTATCCGAATTTGCAATACCAAAATTTAAAGCAGCGACCAATCCCTGCACTTCACATTTCACAACTCTTAGATTCACAGAATCCTTGAATTGCATTGCAACCTCAACGGTCAAGTCAGTGCAATTATTGTCTACTAATACTGTTTCAAAGTCTCGATATGTTTGCTTCGCTAGCGACGTCAACGCACGCGATATTTTTTTCTCTCCGTTATGAACCGGAAGAATAATGGAGACTTTGGGCATTTTTATTCCTCATTTAATTTTTGCAGACTTTTCTCGTATGCTATAAATGTAGAAGGATGCTCTCGTTGTACAGAAATATGGGGGACTTTTTGCGTAAAATCAACCTTGTTATGAAAAATCCACCCGCCTAATTCTGTGGCTAGTTTTGTCGACATCTTATCGACATCGTCATCTGTTACATCAACCCATGGTTTATCAAACATGACGTTATTTTCAGCTGTGTCTTCTGTATCAAAACGATACATACTCTTCCAAAACTTACCCCAATGTAATTTATACTGACCTATTTTATTCGCGATGTTATACCACGAATAGTGATGCACACCTGGGAGAGAATCAATTACATTATTAAACCATGTTTCATAAGTCTTTCGAGCTTCTTCATTACCACCCAGACCTGCTAGTCTGATATTATGAATTTGTTCATCATAAAATCCAGCATGAGGAATTAATTCACCAGACTCTCTATCGATATAATCACAGCTATCTGTTCCCATCGACGCGTATTCATACCCTTCATCATCAACATTACGAAGCGCTGCGGGTATGCCCTGAGTTATATGCGGAAGATTCCTACTCAATCTCCACTTCCAGGGATTTATATCCATCCTCACCTTCTCCGTGGACCCCCAATACTCAATCACGGGAAGTGACACTAGATTTGTATAGCGTGGGAACCCTCTTAAGAGATTATGAACCTTCGCATAATCATGTTCATGAACCACTTCATCTGCATCCATCTGCCAACAATATTCTGATGTGCACAAATCTCTTGCAGCAGCCTTTAGCATACCGTCTGATTCATATGCAAAGCTTGGGCTAGCCTCATCAACAGAAATCTGCTCGATCTTTAATCTCTCTTCTTCTTCTGCCCATGTTTGTAATTTTTCCCAGGTACCGTCTGTAGAACCGCCATCTACAACGACAACCTCATGACAGAAGCCTAACATAGATTGCACAGTTGCCATCCAGGGGTATTTCATATCAATCGCATTTCTTACTGTCGTGTAGCCACTGAGCGATGGAACATAACTTGCGACTGATTTTATGGCAGTCCAAAACCGTTCACGAGCTGCATAAAGATATGACATCATATCTAGCTCATCACCAGTAAACCACTCTTCATTCTTATGCTGTACATTTTCATTAAGAACAATATCACACCCAACTGCTCTGGCTTCAATCACCATCCTCGGGCATGTATCTCCCCCTCGAGGCAGATAAACAAACCCTTCTGATACGGCTAGCTTCGCTAGTAACTGATCATGTGGTATACCCCAGACGACTTCATGTTCTAAATTATTTTTTTCACAATAAGCTATGGCATCCTCAGCACCCTTAATCCAAGAATCCGAACCCAAGACGATCCAGCCCTTGCGCTCTGGTGGGTTCTCTCTAGCAACTTCAGCTAATGCACCGACCATGCGAAAGAAATTTTCACCGAATACGCTACTTAGCACGCATCTTGCATTATCTGCTAGAAACGGAAATCTTTCCAGGTATCTTTTTTCTTGCTCTTCGCTCATCCACCAAATCGATTTTGAGCCATGAAAGAAAGCTGATATCATTTTTCCATGTAACTGCTCGGAACAATCGCAAGGAGAACCGGTCTCATGTTCATGCTTCTCTATCGATCGATACTGACAAAACTTATAATCGTATTCAAGTATAGAATAAGAGAGGTTACCAATAATGCTGGCAATCAAATCGGGTTTTAATCCAGCAATATTTCCAAAAACCCAATGCTTGTCCATACCACCCTTAAGATGGTTCATAGCTATGTGATGAGAGTGAAGCTTCTGAACTTTCAGATCTGTTGCTGATTGTATCAAAGCTTCAGTGGTCATTTCTGCACCACCTGCATAATCTTCTATAAAGAAATCTGCAACAAAAATAATATCCGCATCCGGATCTACAACCGGTATCTGCGGAGTCTCAAAGGGACTAGTAAACATCAAACACTCCTGCTGATGAATAATAAGCCCTCTTGATTGACTGTAAAGATAGAAAAATCAGATTTTTTCAACTTTTTTTGGTGTACAAATTTTACAGCTGCTGTATATTAATTCTGAATTCAGCTTCCCAGTAATCCAGTATATCTGTTTTCTTTAGTAAATTTTCTAATTAATTAATTAATTGAATTACTGGTTAGTAACCGCCGATGGTACTGGGAAGTGACGTCACTTTAAAGATCATCGGTACGTAATTCCATCCCCACCTGAAGGTGACGGAGCCACCACCGTGACTGGCTCCTCCCAGATAATATGTGTAAGAAGAGCCGGCAGTTAATCCAGTGATCGCCCAATCGCAGTGAATTTCGCTAATATCTGTTTCATCGGCGTACATAACTAGTCGGTATGTACCTTCTGGCTGCCCGGGTCCTGTATAGGTAGACCATGTGCTACCGTTTGTTGACAATCCGAGAGCACCATATTCGCCACTAGTCGGATCGCACATAATTTGTACCGACACTAATACATTCCCAGATGCTGGTGCTGTGAAAGTAACACTGTGTTTTTGTGTACCAGTACCGCCACCGGAGTCTCCAAGAATATAGTTCAGCGTCGCGGCGGAGGAGAACGTATCGTAGCTGCTGGCGGTCCCACTATCGTATACGCTACATGCAAGAACAATTCCACCCTGGTCTGGAAGATCAATCTTCGAGAATATCTTTTCTGCCCATGTACCGTAAGTTATAGTACCGATGTTGCTGATGGAAGCAAGCCATCCTTCTTGATCTCCGCCAATTGGAATAGTCCATGAGGTTATTCTTTCTTCGGTCACAGTCGGTCCACTAAGAGCAGTGACCCAACATCCAACATTTGTTGTCGTAGTCTTAATCCAAAGCTCTGCTGTGTTGTTTGTCCAAGTACATGCAAGGTCGGTTGTTGGATCCCATGGTTGATCAGCTGACGTCGGCCCATCCAGACCACGAGAAAGTGGTTCTGCAGTAAGAATCATGTTAGTAGCAGAATTATCGGCCACCTTTGCGAAAATTATGTAGGTCGAAGATTTGACGTAGGTGGACGTCATCGCCCCACCCAGATTAACAATAAAAGTACCTTCAGCGCATTTGCTCGTTGGTGTTGCCTGTGCAAATTTACACCATTCGTTATCACCAGCGCTGGCATTGTCGCTAACCAGTATGCCACCGGCGTTGGTGTTACCCACAGCATATGATGTGTATCCGCCATCGGCGATTGTTATAGCATCGTCACCGTCTGTATACGATATCTGTGCTGTTTGAACTTCTCCTTCGACGTAAAGATTACCGTCTCCAGGATCTGTAGAGGTTGTGCCAACTCTCAGCGCATCGATTCGAGCGTAGTCATTAACGAATAAGTCACCGGTAATTTCGACGGATCCGTCGGAATCGATTGTCATTCGTTCAGTCTGTGATGTAGCTCCGTTTGCCACTGTGTAGAATGACAATCTTCCTGGTTGGGATGAACTATCCGTCCATGTGCCGGTACCTACCTGTCCTTCGATGACTGCGGCTTGAAAATATGTGTTGTCATTTGTTTCGGTACCATTGAAATATATTTCACCCAGCTTGTCACCAGCCTGTAACACCGCGTCGTCGTATCTGCTAAAGTGGATCTCTGCAGCATCACCTGTTGTTGCGTCGGTCGACTCAAGGTGAATCTCTGGATGGAATGATGTGGTCGCGCTGCGGAAAGTTGTTGTAGGGACGGTGATTATACCGAGATCGTTAATATTTCCAGTACCGTCAGACCCGATGAATGTATTACTACCGGAATCCTTAATATCATTACCTCCGACGGTTAGGTCGCCGGCAATAGTGACATTATCACTGGTGTCCATAGTAATGGTGTTGCCACCGTCAGAAGCTTTGATTATATTTCCACCAACTTGAAGCGTTCCTGAGAGAGTAGTTTTGAGAGATGAGTCAATCGTAATCGCAGTTGCGCCAAAATCATCATACCCTGTGTCTAAACCGATCTTAAAAGATGTATCAGAATAATCAACCCCAAGTTGACCTACTCTTCCAGCATTTCCCAGTTTGATGATCGTATCATTTGTGGCACCTCTGTTCCCCATGTTTAGAGATACGTGTGTGCCGGCACCCGCGGGGGAGATTGTCAGTCCCTTATTCAGGTTACCTGAACCGTCCATCTTGATGACAATATTATCACCAGCATCCCTTATCTGATTACCGCCGAGTTGCATGTATCCTTGACCGAGTAGCAAATTACCGCCCTGCGAAATCACCATCTGTTTCTGCGGTTCGGAGTCCCCACTCCATCGTGTGAAGAATTGAAGTTCAGCGGGAGATTCATTAGATCCACCGTGAGCTAGCGTTGCAACTGCCTGAATGAATGCGGCTGTTCGATCATTGTCTGTTGAATTCCCGCTATCGGAACTCCACCAAGTTATTCTACCTAATTCAGCCCCATCTGCAATGGCACCCTGATTACCATTGGTACCTGTCCAGCTAACAAAGTTTAGGGTTGGCTGTGACTTCCCATATGTTCCATCCATTAATGAAATCAGTGATAGAGATCCAGATGGTACATCTCCTGCGCTTATATCATAAAAGCTATTTCCATTTCGTGGCCAACCTGTGCCGGCACCGGGCATTGTACCGCTTAATACGATGATGCCACCCTGGCTGTCGACCCTTATCCGCGACCGCGTTGAATCCTTGTTGCCAGATCCGTCATATAGACCTGTTGATAAGTAAGATGTATGTCCAGCTGCAGCACCGTCATTGACACATGCAATATGAGCAGAATGGTATTCAATATCAGATTGCGTGGAAACATCGAACGTTAGGGTTGCTTGAACTTCACCGCTACCGTTAATAGAATTATCCAGAAGAAGTGTTGATGTTTGAGTTAACGTTTTATCCATCGATGAATACGGATTGTTATTCTGATTACCAACATGAAGCGTAGCACTGGGGATTAGTGATCTAGTATTGCCACCTGTTCCTGGTCCCCACGTGACACTGTCGCCTCCAATTCCTACCTTCGTGTTATCGCCGGCTTCACCAAATACCATCGCAGTTGTATTTCTGTTATATCCCGTGCTCAAGCCTCCGGATGGTGAACCAATGGTCAGTGACTTGTTATATGGTTCGATGCCCATCGTCCAGATGCCATTATTTTGAGCGCCATTCTTTTGCAGATAATTCCATGCAATACCCGGAACAGCGTCTTTGTGCCCTGCAAGGCCTGTCGAGGGATTGCTCTGATTCATGTTTCGGATTGTTATTAAAGACTGCCTGCTAAAATAAGATGAAGTCACAAGAAGACTGGGCTTCCTATCCCAAGCGGCATTCTGCGCCGTCCATGCTCCCCCGCCCCCAACTCTGACTGTCCAACCTCCAGAACCATCAGTGTTCTCGGCCGGGTCAGTAATCGCAATCGGTGATGCTCCGAGGTCAGTTGCATCCGACTGTCTATACGTTACGCGATCGGCATCTGCTGCATTCCAGTCGACATACCACCCCTGTCGTTCGGAAGTGTTGTTGTCCCTGGCAAACGTAAGAGCAGATGTGTTGGTAGTTCCACCTGCCTCTATTTCTATACCGGCATCACCCTCATCACCCGTGGTGCATGCGGAAACTCTTGCTTGGACTCCAGAACCTGTTTTTCCTTGGTTTCCATCACCTCCCGTACCAACCTGTAGCACTGGAGTATGTATATGAATGTCAGCTCCGACCCCACCCGATGAGGATACGGTCAGCCTTGCGCCCGTCAATGTGTTAACTCCGGACGTATTATCTTGTGTAAAGAATTTAATATCAGTTGCTCGACGATCATTGCTCGCCCATGTGTCAGCCGCTTCCCCGCGAATCTCTGCGCCGACTCCGGCGCTATTCGAATCACGACCATCAAATTGGATCGACCCAAGCTGCTCGTCTGCCTGGACATCAGAATCTATTCGACTAAATACTAGAGCTGATTGACCAGCGGGATGCCCCAAATGAGCTGATCCTGTAATTGCAATCGCTGAACCAGAAATAATTCCAGCTGTTATTAGTCCTTGACCCTTGATGTCAACTGATCCGGTAACCTGAACGCCATCAGACGCTGATAAGACTGTAGTGAAAACTGACATTATTCTTCATCCTCGAGGGGGGTAAGTCCCATTTTGTATTTCTTTCCGGTGAGGTTATTCACCACGACCAGCATGTCTGGTTCCTCATAAATAGTCCAGTTTCCACGATCATTTCTCAAATGGAGGTCACCGGTGTATACATTCGCCCAGCGCTTTGTTGCTGATCCAAGATTATACTCTTGATCGAAACCAGGGAGGAAGCTACCTGTACAATGAACGACTCCATCGAATCCTGTTCCGGTTCCTGGGTTACCTACGCCATTGTCGTTACCCGCAATGAGTCGAATGATCCCGGCAGTTGTTTGGTTAGCCATAGTCAATTGACGACCGCCCGGATTCGATCCGTTTGCATTTGTGTACTGTAAATACGTCGCTGCTTCAGACGGCGAGAATGCTAGTTTCTTTCCAACACCTGAAGCTTGTTGCATCATCACATTTGCATTTGAGTTAATGGTAAATGCCGTTTTCGCCGCCGAAGGTGCTCCCCCCGCGCCGAACGATAGTTCCCCTGCGCTTGATGTAAGGAACAAACCTGCTTTTGTATAAAAGCTATCAGTGTCGGCCATAGGCACCATACGCATTTGGCCCATCGCTATTCCCCCGGAAACGACCAACAAGTCTGATGTTACGAGAGACGCGCCGTTTGCTAATGCGACGGGTGGACCGTTAACTGTTATTGATCTTCCTGCACCAGTCGAGGGTGTCCCGCCACCGTTTGGCATGTCATAAGCATCATCTAAGCTCCCGCCGAATGCAGTGTTATCGCTCGTGATCGCGCCCGATACGTGCATGTCTCCACCGAACACCGACACGCCTCTGTTTGGAGTAGCGGCTGGATGTAGAGCTTTTGCTCCCATCGTCCCGCTGACGAAGAAGTAAACATCTCCACCGATGGCGTTTGTTGCCCTTGCATTGTTCGCAGATGGACCCCCTACACCGGTATCGAATGAGAATGATCCTGTTGTCATTCCGTAGTTCGGTACTCCGACAGCCGTCTGTGTAACGCTGAACAGATTTTCGGTCATAGCCTGACTTGCCAACTGCGTTAGCGTTTTCTGAGTGCCCAGGTTTGAATCCTTAAACACCAGGTCTGCGGAAGACTTTTGGATATAAAAATTGCTAGCGTTATAGAATCCGAGTTTCGAGTTTGTTGCATCAAGCGTCAAGCTATCAAGTGACAAAGTGTCTGTGCTTAACGATCCCGAACAGTGAACATCTCCGCCAAACACTGTTGTACCTCTTGTACTACTATTCCTGGACCCGGCTGCACCGGATACGTAGAATTTGACGTCAAGTCCTGCTGCTTCCCCGGTTCCATCGGAGAAGAACAAGGCTCTATTTGTGCTATCATGACCAGCTGCTGCAAAAATAAGGCTACCATGACCGCCAATGCTAGTAGTAAACTGACCTTGGTCGCCGTTAATTGCTATTGAAGGTGTTCCTGCAGTTGGCTGTAGCGATATCAACTGTACGGAATTTGCGCTTAGATCAATCCTATTGCTTCTAAACCTGATGTTCGTAGCAGTAGAGTCTTCGAGATAGATATATTCTGCAAGCGAGAGGCTTCCTGACATAACGACGTCACCGCCGAAAGCCGTGACGGATGGGAATGCATTTCCTCGTCCACCCATCGTTCCTGAAACCCAGATTGCAACGTCTGTATGTCTACCGTTGTAGAATACTTCGTTCGTTAACTCACCTCGCTGAGAACCTAATGAGAGGTACCCTCTATCTGGTAAACCCGTTGCAGATGATGATGCGACTAATATCGCGCCTGATCTGTTATTTTGACCGGCAGCGCTCCACACCCAAGCTGAGCCTGCATGTAAATCAACAGCCTTTCCGTATGTTCTATTACGAAGCTGGAGGTGATCGCCCCCAGCGTTAATGATACCATCAGCTGAAGCATTAACAGTGATGTCAGTTCCTTGATACGTTAGTGCGCCATCTGACACTTGACCGGAATCATGCACGTACTTTGCAGACCCATCAAAATAGATATGCGATGCATCGTCTAATCTTAGTCCGGTATAAGCGCCACCAAGATTGATCTTTAATAGATTGCTGTCAAGCTGAAGACTGACGTCTGTTCCCTCGTCCAGATACATCTTCTGACCAGCAGCCATCTGGAATGAGTATGTTGAACCAGTTACTTTGAATGTACCACCGGTATTTACACCAAGCAAACTACCGAGTCCAGCCTTAATGTTTATATCATGCGAAGATGATATTACTGTCTGGGTCCATGCATTTCCTGGCGCGCTAGAGCTTAGATGAAGATCTCCGCCGGCGTTTTGAAGTTGAAGATTTGCTGTACCCGCTCCACCACCAAAGCATGTGAGCATTTTATAAGTGTCAGCAAGACGTAATTCTGGTTTCTCTCCTTGGATTGTAACACCATCAGGAGCGCTTACTGTAATCAGTCCGGAGCTTGAATTACCTTTTAACCAAGCGCCTGTATGCGTTCCTGGATCTGATTCTAATAAATAGACTTTTCTATCAGGCTGAATACTGAACATCGAACCGCTTAATTGAACCGGTCCTTGATTTACTCCTACTACTGGGTTTCCTGCTCTTATTCTAATGCCACCCTTATTACTCGGATTAGACATCGATAGATGATATGGGCCTGCTGTTACCTGAGATGAAGTTAGCGCCATTCCAGCCGGGAACCGGACACCAGTTGTTCTAATGGGAATTGGTGTAGCCCCGGAAAGATCGACCTTAGTTTCTGATTGGGAATCACCGTCACCAACGTCAAGAGTACCGACCAAGAAAGTATTTACGAATGAGGTATCCCTACCGAACACCATAGCGATGTTGGTCTGGTTGGAACCAGATGCGATTGCAATACCTCCGCCACTATTACTACTAAGCGCACCAGAGTTAAGAAGCAGTAATGGGTCACCGACAGAAGCACTGATAATATGACCCTTAATAAAGCTGCCATGGACAGTGAGATCACCCCAAACATCCACACTTCCAGAATGAGCATTCGTTCCGACACTTAAATCGTTACCAATCGTGACCGTAGAAGTGGCACCACCAATTTGGATCGGCACTGCGCTAGCGCCGCCGACGGTACATATTTTAACACCATTCGTAGTGTCGGTAGTCTGTAGACTAATTGCGCCATCACCGGCGCCACCGTCAGCTGTAACGACAAAGTTCGTAGCCCCGATATTAAATGTCGAATCAGAATCAAGAGCTATTGCGCCTGAAGCGTCAACATCAAAAGCCGCCGAATTAATATCAACGCCACCGGTAGTTGTTATATCAACTTCAGATGAGTTACCTACAATGTTCACTCCACCAGCACCGTCAAGTGTTAGTGTCCCTGCTGTTGTGGTAAGATGAGATTGTCCAGCTGCATCGAGATTGATTCCTCCCGACCCGGCGTTAACATCAATGTTCGTCGCGTTAAGCTCGATTTCTGACCTATTCGCAACAGACCCACCAATTGTTATCTTTCCAGTATCTGCGTTGCTGTTACCGAGACCGATCGTTGATGCGTCAGCGGCGTTCATTGCAATATTACCGTCAATATTTACTGTAAGATGCGCACCTGTTGCAGCATCATCAAAAGTCTTGATGGTGGTTGTTCCTGCAGCACCTACCGCTATTTGGAAATAGTCATCCGGATCTGCTGTCGAAGGTAGTCGTAGATGTTCATTGCTTGTGTCTATATCAACGACGGCAGCACCAGTTGCATCTTTGAATACTACATTCCCACCGCCAGGGTTGATATTAATATCTCCTGAATCGGTCCCAAGAAACATATTTGTACTAGCCTGGAATTTTCCAAGACCACCATGCGCAATTAATTGTAATTTACCACCAACTCCCATCCACCCATCGCTGGCGGCATTTGTTCCTGTAAAGACTAGTGTATTTGTAGTCCCGCCTAAGATTGGGTTTGTAAGGACACTTCCGTTGTAGTATATTCCTATATCTGCTTCGTTTCCTGCTAGTCCTGAGCCCTCTCCGCGGAACATAATTCCCATTGATTGACCAAATCTACCTTCAGCTGATGTTCCTTGTGGCAGATGGAACCCGCCTGATCCTGTCACAACCCCATGATTGAATTCATACGACGTAGGGATATTGCCGGAGATCTGCAGCTTGTTCGAACCAACTGCCCATGTATGCTTAATACCCGTTTTCGTTGCACCGCGAGAGTCAAACCAGAAAGTTTTACCTGGGTCTATTCCAACATCACCCGACCCGGAAACCGTAAATTCATTCCCATTCCAGGGCGCGCCCCCTTTGACCTTAAGCTTCCACCCACCATGGCCACCCACCGCGGTGGAAGATGAGTTATGAAGGACCGACCACCAGCTAGAAGCGTTGGGTGCAAACTGACCAACAGTCCAGCGATCCAGCTTTTTAATACGAGAAAGAGGAGGCGGAAGGTTCGCGGGGTTGGTATAATCATGACCGAAGTTCGGCGGCATACTTCTGGTATTATTGAGGATCATGTCCTCTTGGAATTTAACAAGGTCATTTGACCCATCAACGCTGAAGTTTCCGGAAACATGAAGATCACCACCGAATAAAGCAATACCGCGCTGGTTTCCGAGTCTACCACCAACGGTTCCTGAAACGTGAAAGAAGACATCAGGATGTTCATTCCCGGTTGCTGGAGTAAGTCGGTCTTCCCATGTGAGTGTTCTGAAAGATATCCGAGGGGGCATTGCCGAGCTACCCCTTGTATAGACGATCATATCAGAGTTAATCTTGACTCCTCTATCACCCCTTTGGTTCGGATAGACTGTCATATTCTGGGTGTGCGTTCCGCCATTATCATATGAGGTAGGACCAGCAAAAAAGTTACCGGAAAGGTGCGTATTCCCTTGAACATAAAAATCATTCGGGACATCGCTATCAATCTGGATTAGCTGTCGCTTTCCAAACAGCGTACCACTGATAATGACATCTCCAAGAAAGAGAACCGCGCTACCATCCCCCACGGGAGTCAGGGCAGTGTTATTTGCAGAACCAGAAAAAACGAGCCACGGCTCATTACCAAATTGGTTCATCAAGTCCGTTGATCCCTCAATCACGCCTGAGTAATCTGCCGCGGCGCTAGATGAGTAGAACAGCAATCCCAGGTTGGGGTGGTACTGCTCAGCTGGAGTGGGGTTACCATTCGTATCCACCGCTCGCCCAGTTGCCAAAGGCCAACTCGACCCAGAAGCGATTATCTTATTTACGCGTATTTGGTCTGCTCTAAAGTCTCTTGCCATCTTTTACCTCTTAAGCCCACATAGAAATAATTATATATGAAGCCAGAACCGGACCATCGAAGCCCCAGTTTCCAGCAGAGATGCCGGCTTTCCATTTCCAATTATTATCCGTTTCATCAAATGTGACATGCTGAACGTAGGCATTCATATTGCTATCTTCACCGATTGGGTTAAATACAATTATCGGCTTAACCTTCTTTGGGTGCTTACCGACGTCTAAAGCCATATAAGGTGTTTCAGTTACTCCGTAGTCCCATGTTACTTGTCCAGTAGATAATCCAACATGTCCATTTTCCCAGAATCCTGACATTATTATCCCGCCTTCACAGCTTGTAAGAACACTGTTCCCGTCCAGGTAGCGCTTGCTCGAATTGTTATGATAGCTTTTCTGCCACCTGGGGGCACTCCGCCTACTTCTACTTTCGCTATGAATATATTGATATCTGAATGGTGCTCGCCTACAGGAGTACACGTAACGTTTGGAGCTGACGTATAATTTTCCTTTAACTGGAACGCCACTTCATCCGTATTTGTAAAAGTAACTTCATGAGCTTCTATCACCATTTCAGCGTCGCCCATGTACGAATAAATGGGCATCTTTCGAAAACGGGGATAGACTTTTCGAAAGCGATTCTTATCAAACTTTTTTAACTTTGAACTTCCCACTGTGCACCTCTCTACTAAATATGCACGGGAAGAGTTAAAGAATCAAAGAAGCAAGAGAAGCTATGTCCGATCTTTGGCCTTTTACTAATTGCACGTGCGCGGCTGAATTTTTGTCCCTAAATTTATGAACGACAATTGACAGTCCATTACTTAATTTATTAATGTACGGAGTATCTATTTGATCCGTATCTCCTAACAGCACAATTTTCGAACCCTTACCAATTCTGGTAATGATTGTCTTTAATTCATGCACTGTCGCATTTTGTGCTTCGTCAACAATCACGTACGAATCGTTAAACGTTCTACCGCGAATATACGCCAGCGGTGCGACCTCTAATTCTCCACGATCTTTCATCATTTCGAAGTACGTAAAGTTCTTGTCACTAAGCATTGTTCTGAAGTTGTCTGTGATCGGTGCAAGCCACGGTTGCATCTTGTCATCCATATCCCCAGGTAAATACCCAAGGTCCCTTCCAACAGGCTGTATGGACCTGGAAACCACTATCCTCTTATACTTCCCCTGTTGCACACCATCCAAGCCAGCCATTAATGCGACATATGTCTTTCCAGACCCAGCCAAACCGGTAAGGGTCACCAGTTGTATCTCATCTCTCAATAAGGCTTCCACTGCAAAAGCTTGCTCTTTATTCTTAGACTCAAAATTGCTCATAAGCTGTCCCGGCCTTTGTGTCAATGGATACACGGCACCAGCCCGATACATGCCAAGCGCAGAAGATGATCTTTCTGATGATACCATAACAACACATTCATTAGGAGATAGGTCTTCATTCTCTAAAGCTAGAACACCGTCGCTATAAAAAGAATCGATTTTATTTTTTTGAATCATCAGCTCTCGATGCCCAGTATATTCCGTGTTCCCCCGCTCGAGATGATCCTTATAGTAATCCTCTGCTTTTATCCCTAGTGCATCGCACTTCACCCTAAGGTTAATGTCCTTAGTTACGACGACGATGGGCCCAGACTTCGTTTTCGCCTTCTCAGACATACACGTCGCCAGGATCCTGTTGTCACCCCTTTCCTTCGCAAGCCCTCGGGGCAGCTTTGATAAATCTTCGTCAATAGTAACTTTGACTGTTTGGCTTTCGGCCAGTGAAGAATCAACCTCAACACCCTCATCCAGTCGACCCATATCTCGAAGCTCATCTAAAAATCGATTTACATATCTTGCCGCATCACCCACGATACCGGGTTTTTCCTTAAAGCGGTCTAGTTCATCTATGACCTGAAGGGGCAAGATTACATCATTTCCAGGAAACGAATGTATCGATGATTTATCATACAGAAGAACGCTCGTGTCAAGAATAAATCGTTTTCTTTTGCTTTCCAAAATTTTCTCCTTGAAAAATTAGCTACAAGTGACTTACAATACCTTTGTACATGAAGTAACATTTAGAGGAATACTGAATGAATAAAGGTAAAATAAAGAAGAATACAAAGCGCGCAGCCAGGGCTGACGACGCTATAGAGGGACTAACCTGCTTTAAAGCACACTCTGATCTTGGCGTAGATTGCCAGAAAAAAGATTGTCGATATTGGCAAGAGATGGAATCTAAGAAGCACCACAATTGCGTTATTCTTGCATCTAAGGATGGTCCAATGACGCTACAAGAAGTGGGGGACATATTCAAAGTAACTCGCATGCGAATATGTCAGATAGAGAAACTAGCAAAGCAATTCTTGAAATCATCTTCCCCGAAGATATTGTCCGATCAATCACACAATTAAGTATAGCTTCGCGTAAAAAAAAGAGAGAGCTTACGCTCTCTCTTAGATTTTGCTCGAATGATAGGGCGAGCTACTTGCTCTTTTCAACTTCTAAAGTTAATTTAACCAAGCTAGCGGATGAATCCTTTAGTCTACGCAAACCGCGTCTGGCTCTTACACCAGCAGACTTGTTTCCATGCGCGTTCTTGTGCACGTCTAACTCTAAAGATGCTACTAGCTCCTTCAGGCTCTCCCAATTTTCGAGAATTGTGTTTGAATCACTCATCGTTTTCTCCTGGATGAAGAATCTTCGGGCGTTCTTCATCCTCTTCTTGTTTTACAGCCCTGTTGATTGCCAGCATCATCTCCCTATCTTCTAGCTCGAGTGCAAGCAAATTGATTATATTCCTAATTTGTGTTTGGGAAACCCCAAACCTTAAAATTTCCTGACATATATCTCGCGATTTCTTAATGTCAAGCAGCCAGTCTGTGTCTTCTCGTTCTAGCTTTTCTTCTTTCTTCTCTTCTGTCATTTTAATATCTCATCTATCGAGTAAGGTTCGATCTTGAATTTCCCGTCCCCTTGATATGTCAATACTTTACCCAACTTCTTCTCTTCAGCTATCTCTGAGGAAAGCACTATAAAATCCCCTCGTCTCTCATATTGTAATATGAAATGTGCCTGTTCATAATCTGGTAAATCTTTTTCATATGTTTGTAAAATTGTTGAAACTGACTCTGGCAACATAACTGCCACATCATCTATCGTCATTACTGACTTTGCTGATTCTACACTTTCCATAATAACAGATTTGCAGATGTCGGTTATCCGGTGTGCTATACCGCAGTTATTACAATTCACAATTTTTTCAAGCACTACATCTTTTTCTACAATCGAAAATACTATAAATTGATGTAGCGGTGGGTCGGTCCTATTCTTTAGCGTGGGTAAAATGCACCGACACTTTATCAAGTGCTTTAACCCTTGCATCTTATAGCTTCTTCGAAGCTAAGACCTTAAACGCAGCATCCTTAGACGAGTGCTCTATTAGTAAGCCAAGTCCATTAGCTTGATCTCTAGTTAAGCGTTGAGCTTCAGACATATCTTCTGTCGTAGCTGTCATTAACGCTGATAAAATAGAATCGTTCTGAAAGACTAGAATTTCTTGGATTAATTCCCTAACCTCTTTAGTCGACCAGCTCTTAGTTTTTGTTTTTGTCTTGGGTGGCATTAGTCATCCTCCTGGTACCAATTATAACTGTAGTGCGCGATAGTAAACGTTTATTTAGCATATGCGTCAGCTAAAGATGAAGAAGCCCATGAATTTGGCTTCACAATCGGTGTAAACCCATAAGAGTTTACCCAAGAAATCGCAGATGTTAAAATTTTAGATGACGGATATTTCTTGTTAGGGTTTAGATCTAGATGAACATTTATAATCTTAATCGGAAATGCTTCTCTTAAAGATCGTGCAGCTTCTATTGCTAATTCTGCTTCTTTCATAAGACGAAATTTCATAGAATCTAAAGCGCAATCCTTGCTTCTTTTTCTGTGGAAATAAAAAGTGCCACCCTTGCGGTTAACATACCCAGCAATTACAACGGCGAAAACATATGTATCCCCTCGCTTGTGAGAATCACACCCTACATGAATTTGGTATGCATTATTACTATTTATTTTTTCAATAATATCATTAAATGATGCCGGCTTAGAATCAGCATTATGCCACTGTATCTTCGATGTGCTCCATTTTACCATTCTAATCCAGCTTGATAATGACGCTAATATTACTTATGGCTTTCGCATCAGCTACAGCTCTTCGCATTGCATTAAGCGTAATTTGATGTGGTAATATTGTCGGCATAAAATTCGAAGGAGTGTAGTTCAGCATATCATAAATCGGCTGAATATCGATAATACCTTCTCTCCCCGAACATGCTAGAAGCTGGACCAGACATGCGGCTCTATCTTGAAGAATTCCCTCCTCTGTTTTGGAGCAATGAATTTTAGTTTTTACTGTCCGTGTTGATAATCGCGATAATCGTTTTTTCAATACATCTCTTACATCATCTACTTTTTCTTTAGTCAGCTTTTTCTGAATATCTTGACGTAGATACTTGATCGAATCAAAATTATTCTTGCTTGTTTGAATTGAGCAAGTTTGTTTCTTGACAGAATATTTTGCGGTATTTGACGGGATTGTATCAAAATCTAGAGTGCTTATGAGTATCCCTGACTCTTTAGACACCGGTGTAATACCAGCAATAGTGCACAAATCTTTTACTTGGTTAACATTATCTAGACTTTTATCCATGATGAATGGGAGGACTTTCACTAACCCCTTTTCCCAATTCACAATCAGAGTGTTTGCAACATCGTCTGAGTAATTACTCGCGAAGACCACCACCGGCGTCTTATTTTCGTAAGCATATGTTAACAAATGATGTATTTCGCTGACATCGATGATGGCACCATCGATCACAACAACTATACACTCTCTTAATTCTACGTAGTCATCAAAAGATTCTTGAAAAAAGGAATGTAGACTACATTGAAATTGGCAGCCCGACTCGAGTTCAGTGATTGTATTTCCTGTTGTCTGCTCAATGACAACGGAACCAAGTGAACCAGCTGTTCGTACAGCATCGATAAAAACATTCTTATAGGAAAGTGTAACTTCATCATGAATGCTTCGTTCCCATTCCTTAATGATATCGATTGACTTGACTCGCCGAGGCCGAGTTGGTGCTTTTATTAAGGCAAGAGCTCTTTCATTTGTGATTGACGAGGAAAGAATCTTTTGAAGTGTAAGCAAATATACAGGAATTGCCAGGGCGCATGTTTCATTTAGATGATACGCGCTATTCAAGATTAAGTTCTTGTATGCTGTTTCGCAGTTATTCAACCCAACAAGAAGCCCACGAAAAGAATCACTCCATCCTATAGTATGGAGCCGGTCTGTCATTAGAACAGAAGATGAAAGACTGTTGATGTCTTCGATCAATAGAGAGATATCTTTTTTTAAGATCGACTTACATTTATCGAGCTCATCTCCACGTATAACCTGATTGTGCACAGACATATGACATCCGATCAGTGCAAGTTTGTATTTTTCTTTTGATTACCACTAGAGAAAAGTGCGCCAAGCGCTTCTCCCAATTCACCTGCTTGTTCATTTAGCGTCTGTACTGCTTTACGATTCGCTTCTGCTTTTTTGGTTTTTTCTGAAAATTCAACTGCCCATCTACAAAATGCCGAAAATACTGCTAGCGCAAAAATGCAACAAGCCCCGACAACGTTATGCCACAATAGGGCAGTTGCAAAAACAACCATCATCTCTGACATACCAAAACGTATGTTCATCTTAACTCCCTTTATTCAAGCCCAAGATACTTGGATTCTTTCTCATCCATGAATTGTAATGTATCAGAATAATGTGTATATTTCACGAATATTTCTTCGTTTTTTACGATCGCTCTTTTAGACCAAAATTCCATTGCTGGAAATTTTTCACATTCTCGCCATCTGTAAAATGCATTTGGGAACGCTGAATGGTTATAGATGCTTCCAAAACCAAGCACGACTGCATGCTGTTTGTCGTACGATTGGAACAAGTACTCGTTTAGAATATGCCGCTCATCGTACATATCTAGCCAGTCCTGCATAAGGCTTCTGTCAAAAATAACAACGGGTGAAATTTCAAAGCATGTGTGTATTGGAATGTCTTGTGTCGCAAAAACACCCAAGCCATGCACAGAAGATTCTCTTATTTCAATGTTTTTATAGAAATAAGATTTTTGATCTGGGGGCAATCTAAACACATCAGCTATCTCTCCAGAGATTGTTACTAGCGTACACCAAGACTTCTTCTGCTGATTCAGCTGTGTAACCATATTCGTCTATCAAGGTTTGCACCATGCTTGAGTATTTATGCTTCTGTTCATCATCTCTAGTCTTAGACTTTGTAACGATTCTAGCCAGATCTTTTACTGAGCTGATTAGGTATGTTTCGATCGCTTCCTTAAGCGGCTCATAAGATGTATAATCAACAACTTCGCCCCTTCTCATTTTAGCGAACATGTAAGCAGTCACATCTGCTCGGAACCCCTCTTTGCCCGATGAGCTCACTCCAATAGCACCTTCGATAGATCTCATAAAGTCTTCATCAGGATGCATATCTTCTTTTGTTACTCGATCTTTTAGTTTACACTTTGTTGTAAAGGCTTCGGCATTATCAAGATAGTTTTCAAAAATGGATTGTGCTTGTTCTTCATACGCAGTAATAAATGCTTTTGCGATTTCATTTTCAAGCAATCTAAGATATTCATTCCTGACCGTATTTCGAATCAATTCAAGACAACGCTCTGCGAAATCTTTGTTTATCAGTTGTTCTTTCACTTGCTTCATCAAGGAGTCTAGCATGGAAACAGGGGTGATAAAATCACGATCAGAATCACTTAATGCGTTATCAATTGCTTTCATTATGAATCTTGTAGAAATTCCAGTCATTCCCTCTCTGTCTGATTCGTCTTTCAAGTCAGTAATGTCTATTTTCTTGACTCGACCCTTTTCTACAACTTCTTCGCCATTATAGATTTTTAGCTTTGTTAAGAGATCACATTTTTGACTTTCATGCAATCGACTGAGAATCGAAAACATCGACGCAACGCGTAGAGTATGGGGAGCGATATGAATATCAAAATTGGCTTGACCAAGAATTTTTTCGTAAATCCGAATTTCCTGTTCTAGTTCCAGAACATACGGTACATCGATCTTAACAATCCTATCTAAAATAGCTTCGTTAGTGTGCTCACTCTGGAACCGATTCCATTCCGCCTCATTACAGTGCGCTAAGATCACACCATCGAAATGGATCATATCATGCTTTCCGGGGGACGGAACTCTCTTCTCCTGTGTCGCGGTGATGATTGTGTGGAGAAACTCAATTTCATTCTTAAAGACCTCCACAAGCTCTACAATCCCACGATTACCCACGTTGAATGCTCCATTAAGACTAAGCGCTCTGGGATCATCTTCAGAATATTTGTCTAACTTGGAAATGTCTTCTGAACCGATAAGGACAGAAACGTCTTGGCTATTTGCATCCATTGGTGGTACTGATGCAACACCCCTTCTTGCTCGCTGGGAAAATGTAGTTTCTTTTACAATAAACTTTTCATATTCCCCACCGTATTCTTCAAACAAGAGGTGTCTTGCAACGGGAGATATGTCTCCTTCAATATGCACGCCTAACATCTCTTTCATCTTTGGTCTCAAAGACCGCGGAATTAATTGAAGCGGCTCACCGCACTGAGGATCACTTTCTAAGTGGTAGTATGTATGGCCATCCAGACAGCTCTTTATATGCTCTGTGAGAGCAGATTTTCCAGCGCCAACCGGGCCCATCAAAAGTAATACCTGACGACTCTCTTCACCCTTAAGTCCAGCCGAGCGAAGATACCTCATTATTTTAGCTATTACTTTTTCCATCCCATAAAATTGACTTTGAAAATACTCATAAGTCTTTATGTTCTCTCCATCAAATAGCTTGTGTTTTCTAGGGTCAGTGTCATCAAGCCTACTCACACCGTGCTCAGTGATTGTATCATAAAGCCTTTTATGTGCATGATCAGTTATGGAGGGATCCTTCTCTATAAGAGAAAGGTACTCGAGAAAAGTCCCTCTAAATTTTTCTTTCTTATTAGAAGCCCGTTGAGCCTTAATAATATCTAGATATTTGTTTTTTGACATAAGCTTCTCCCGAACTAAATCTCGAAGGGTTCATCTTCGATTATCGTATCCAATTTAACAATATCACCCCACAAACGAGTAATATGTCGGACCACTGCATCTCCGTAATCTAAGTCTAAATCCCTACCATCGTGTTCATGCTGTAGACACAAAATATTTCCTTCTTCAATACCAGCCACTGTTATTACGGGTATATTATTCCCGCCAACTTGTTTGATTAGGTCTTCTTTCACGTTTTTCCATCCTTGTGTATCTGACACATCATCTATCATGTACTCATTCTTGTGTAAAGAGAAACTAAATAGGTTCAATTCTTCGCAATCCTTTTCGGTGAGGTATTGTCTTAAAAATGATTCATCATTTAATGACTCTCTTGCGATAAAGCATTCCTCAAGTCCAAACCTCTCTTCAATTTTCTGAAACATATGAAACCCTAAATGATAAGGATTGATCGAACCAAGGTGGGGACGAACAACTTCATTATGCATTTTTAGGAATGGCAAGTGCATGCCTGAATCTAATTCTAATTCATGCATCAATCTGTAGTGCCAGTATGACGCCCATCCTTCGTTCATTATCTTCGTTCTAATCTGTGGCATGAAATATTGAGCATCATCCAAAGCAATCAACATTAATTCTCTTTCCCACTCTTCTAATCCTTGCGCCATTTCTGCAATAAATGCGATAAGATTTTCTTCTCTACTTATGGGATATCTGTCGGGGTTCGGAGATGTTTTTTCATCTTTGAAAAATCCACCCTTAATTTCTTGAATAAGCTCTTTGCGTTGCTCTTTTTGAGAAACATATTTCTTGTGCCTTCTGGGCACGTGCAAAGATAACGCATGAACCGCATCCAAAACTTCTTCAACTCGCTCTACACCAACGCTTGGATCTTCTACGAGCTGATCGATGTATCTTTTTGCATTGCGCATTCTTAAGATAACTTGGTCTGGCCTGGTTTTTTTGAACGTTGCGTTATTCTTGAAAAAGTCTGAATGTCCGATACAGTGAGCCATTATTAAGATTTGAAGATAGAGTGGATTTTCTTCCATCAAATAAGCTAAAGATGGATCACTATTGATGATCAATTCATAAGGTAAGCCTTCTAGGCCGGCATTATACATGGCATGCGTCCGTTCAAAGCTTTTGCCGTAGCTCCAATGTCCGTAATGAGAGGGCATTCCATGATATGCCATTGTACCAATCATTTCATAATAATCACATGTCTCATACAGGATAGGAAACCAATCCAAGCCATGATCAAGAGCCATCTTCTCTAAGGTCTCGTCCCACTTCTCTAATTCTTTTAATAAAGACATCTAATATTCTCCCTTAAAAAAATTATTAAACGCCACCCAGATATCATTTTTTGAATATATCCCTACAGATTTAAATTTATCACTCGTCATTGTCTCGTAAAGCTTCCCAAGCGATGTGTCATTTATCCACTTTAGACGTTCACTGTTAGGAGATATTTCACAGTACCCAAAGAATTGTACTTTCGGCATTAGCGTAGAAAGCAAACCTCGTACAGCATCATTGTCACCTGGCCAGTTGTCACCATCAGAACATTGAAAAACATATGTATTCCAGTTAGACGGATGATATCGAATATCAATAATGTCATCTGTCATTTTAACAGCAGAAGAAACTAGAGTTCCACCTGATGAACCACGTCCGAAGAATTGTTCTTCTGTCACTTCATACGCTTCTACATCATGTGATATAAATACTAGTTCCACCTTGTCATATTTAGAGCGAATAAAGTGATAAAGCAAAAAGAAAAAACTCCTTGCAAGAAACTTCTTTTCTTTTGTCATTGATCCAGAGATATCCATCAAAAAGAAAATCGCAGCATTTGAGGACAGCTTTTTTGAAACCTTATAATGACGATATCGTAGATCTCTGTCATGAAATGAAAAGTCTTCATCTTCTCCTCTAGTGCCCGAGTACTCGGCCTTCTTTCTTCGCTTGATCTTCTGCATGACTGTCTTTTTCTTATCAAGCCTTGGTCGGATACCCTTTGTTCTGTAGCCTTTTCTCTTTATTTTTTTCGAAACAACTTTTGCATTTCTTTTCTTTTCAAAATTTGGAAGCTCTAAATCCTTGAAGAGGTATTCAGACAGTTGCTCTAGAGTTAGTTCTACTTCATAAAATTCTTCGCCCTTTTCTTGTCCTGGCTTTCCACCAGCTTGATCACGCCGGCGCTCTTTCTCACCAATAACTTGTCCACGCTGGACATCTTTTCCTTGGGCTGACCCCACTCTTTTAGACCCATTGTCTCCATATACAAAGCGATATTCTTTAATCCCCCTAACAGGAATTCGAAATTTCTTCTTTCCACCTTTTCCGATAATGGACTCTTCTGCAACGATATTATGGATCCCCTCTTTGATAGCTTTCTCAATTTTCTTGCGATGCCTCGATCGATCATTAGCCGATCGATCTGCTATCGTCTTATGTCTTTTGAATATTGACATGGGTCCCTCTTACTTTAAGTATTATTCGGCCTCTAACGTTGATAACATTTGTACTTGGCGGAATGTATTTGATATTAAGGGTCTAAGATAAGATATACATTTCGTCAATGCCTCTTCTTCAGATACCCACTTGTAACCTACGTGTTCCCATATCCCTGTTTCTTCGTTCGGAACGATTTCTGGCGTTTTAGATGTTTGTGCGCTGAACGTAACGAGGGCACCAGAGCGTAGAGGTGCGCAAGGTAATAATTCATTACCCTCGATTACTATTGAACATTCCTCGAAGCACTCTCTTTTAGCAGCAGAGAGATCGGATTCACCCTTATTTTTTACACCTTTGGGAATGTCATATACGCCGTCATTCCTGACTAAAACTAACATTTTGGTTCTATCATTTTCGCTAAAAATAATAAAGCCGGCTCCCTGCTTAGGATTCTTTTCTCCCATAATCATCCTCCAAACGGACTACATCATCTAAATAATTCGTACTCACTTCGATTAACTCTACAGAAGATTCGTTTGCTCCAAATCTATGGATCTGTCCAACATGAATATGTAGCGCATTTCCGGGTGCTACCTTCGTAATCCTCCCATCTGCTTCGTAATTGTATAACGTCCCATTCAGAACATATATCGTCTCTTCTTTGACTTCGTGGTATTGCTTAGACAACTTATGGCCGGCGTTAATATGAAGAAGTTTTCCAACGTAGTGTTCTGTTTCCGCCCATATTATCTCAAATCCCCACGGTTTTTCAATCGTCCGCATTTTTTTCTACCTCCTCTAGCAGCCAGGAAGAGCTCTGTACTTTACCCCCACCGACATTGAATATCACTTTACACTCGACTTCATTGCATATATCCCATTCTGGAATATCTTCAGGTGCAGCCCTGTCACCGCCCTTTGTAAAGAAATCGGGTTTAAGATCAGCTATTGCACCAATGACTGTCTGACCTCCATCATCCCAAATAATCACGGCATCTACTCCTCGAATTCCTGCGATAATTTCTGCCCTCTCAGCAGCGGGCATAAAGGCTCTTCCCTTTTTTCGCTCCAGGAATCCGTCACCGTTAACAATGACAGCTACATATCCGCCATCTTGCTCTGCCATATCTACGGTTTCAAGAATGCACCTCAAGTGACCGACATGGAGAGGATCAAATCCTCCGGATGTCATGTAGACGTTAATACCCTCCCCACCCCAGACTCCGTCTCTATCAACATACTCTCTAAATTCTTTAACAGAATTGTATACTTTCATTTGTGTAGACTCTCTTTGAATCCTTCTGGAAACATTTCACGGTTACGGTTATAAAACATCTCAAAATCGGAATCTAAGATGTAGGTTACTGCTGTGTCATCTTTAGATCGGACAGATCGTCCGGTCGCTTGAACTATCGTTTTTGCTGTCTGAAGGGGATACCACCACTTCCATTTATTCATCTTTTTTCTTACAAGCTTATCTCCTAAATATGGATAGGGAACCTTGCAGATAATTTGAAACCGGCTTAAATCTCCCTTTAGATCAACACCCTCTGTCATTGATGGAGAAATCAGTACAGTGGGCTTTTTACCTCTTAGGTGCTTTTCTAATACAGCTTCTCTATTAACAGAATTATGAATCAGTAGCCGAGAGTTGCGAACATTTCGTTTGATATAATTTGCGACCTTATACGAATGGCAATGAATAATCCCTTTTTCATTTTTATGTTGTTTCAAAATTTCTTTTACTGCATCAGCCATGCGCGGGAGCGTTTCATCGATCGATTTCGAGCTCATCTTTCCCATACCGCTAAAAACAACCGGCCGGTTTTCTACAGGAAACGGACTCGGCAGACTAATGAAAGCTGCTTTATCTTTGGGTATACCCACACTTTCTGTGAAAGCATCTTTATCTAAGATTGTAGCAGACATCAGGATTACGATCTCTCCGAAATTATACAGGTGCTCCTCCGCGAAGGGCGCAACATCAATTGGTTTAAATTCTATTTTCCTACCTGAGCGTCCATCAGCGGCAATTTCATTCATAACCCAATTTTCTGAATTATACAATCCTAAAAATCGACGAACCTTACAAACATGTTTATCCATAATCTCAAATTTCTTTGCAAGAGAAGCGAACTCACCAGACTTAATCTTCTCTTTCAGACCGACATATTTTTCTAGCATTTGCTCGAGATGCTTAAGCTTACCTGATATGGTGGGGACGTAGGTCTCCTTAATCCATGTAACGTACTTAGCAGTAGTAAGCCCTTTTGGAATTTCAAAATTTAGAAAGCTTTTGCAAAACCGATTTGAAATCGTGACTTCGACAAATTTGCTAAGTTCGTTATCAACATTATGGGCTTCATCGATTACTAATACTTGACGTGGGGTAAGCTTTCCAGCGTATTGTGTTTCGGCAAGAAAGTAAGGAAAGTTGGTGACCCCTTCCGGAGACTTTAGAAAACCATCCTTAGCTGTCCTGTATACACAGTTGAAAGTGCATGCTTTCCAAAACCGGCTGCCCTTTTCCGTTGTGCGTAAAGCCCTAAGACTTTCGGCACATGTTGTCTTTTTGTTAAAACTACATGTGTAATTTGTGGCTGACTTAATAGACTTCATTGGTCCTGAAAATCCACCAAAATCTTTGACATATTGTTCTTGCAAAATTTTCTGAGTTGTCAAAAAATAAGACCCTGGTTCAAATAATCCTGCTGTATTCGATATATTTTTGCTAAGGTATCGTGCAACTGTCAGACCGATTGCACTCTTACCAACGCCTGTACCGGCTTCGATGATGATAAATCTCTTACCTTCGTTCAGGGAAGCGTTCAATGCAAAGTCGATAGCTTTCGATTGTTGTTCACGAATAGATTTATGTGGAAATTGTTGGTTATACTCAAAGCTCACACTAGACTCCTTTTACATTATTGTAGAGAAATAAGTGGAAATTTTCAAGCGCTAGAAAGCTTTTCTATGATTCTATTGATTATGCTGATTGTAGTTTCTGGTCCATCGGTTTCCCACGCTCTATCTGCATCTGATAATGCAGAATAAAGGTGCCAGTCATTACCACCGGGCTGGCATTTATCTCCCACGAATAACACATCCCATCCATCGTAGTGCTGAAGACCGTAAGTTTTGTTCCATCCAGCTGGGTAAATATCAAAACTTGTTGAGCCACCCAGTGCGACGGTGATGGGAAGTTTTTCCTTAGCGATATACTTTTGTAACTCGTCCATATAATTGGAGCGGATGCAATAGCCCTCATCCCATTTTTTCCATTCGTCTCTCTGCTGTGTATCTGCTGTCCTGCCAATCGGACACCAATTTAAAAGAGAGCCCCTGTACTGAAAGAATGTTCCGCTAAAGGGGAGGTCTGGATAGAATCGAGTTATTTCTGCTTGCCACTCGAATATTTTCATAAGAATATTCTTGTAAGTATTTTTGCCTATCTTCTCGATCATATCTACTTCATGAACCATGGTCCACTTTGACTTTTCCCATTTCGCTAATTTGGTTCCGTTACATGGCAGTAGATCAATATCACTCATTGAAACGCCACCCACATCAAACATAGCATTACATTGTTCTAGAATATATTCAAAGTCAGAACCGGTAATGATTCCAATTCTGGTTATTTTTGAAAGCCGACTAAGGGCCCTTATCACATTATTGTCTATTGTCTTTCTAGGCGGAGTCAGTGTACCGTCCATGTCGAATAGAGTGATCACGTTTGAAGTAGTCATTTCAGAAAGTCTCGCTAAGTCATAAGTAATTTATAGGATATGCAATTCGAATGATAAAGAAGCCTTACAAATTAATAATAACAATGATGCTTTGCGCGCTCACAATTGTAAGCGTATTAAATTTTGCTTCAATCACTTCTAACATTCGCTGGATTCCAGTTTCTCAAATCGAAAAGGCTGACAGCTATTTTCCGATTGAATCTTTTGTTATGGTAACACAAGACCTGATAACGTTTCAACAAATTTGTAATCAATCAGATGAAGATTGCATTCCGGTTCCAAGCCCGACAAACAAAATATCTGGAACCGGCTCTGGTGTTGTGGTTGGGGAACGAGATGGAAAATCTTTAGTGGTAACAGCTGGACACGTATGTGCAGGTGGCAGTGACATGGTTCCTATGATTCAGAATCTAAACGTACAATATCATATTGAACTGGAAACAGGATTCGGCAAACCGGGAATTGGTACAATACTTTCTATTGACATGATCAATGATCTTTGCCTTCTAATATCTGATACGTACCTCGGACCAGCATTACCTATTTATGAAGGTGAGCCTTCACTGCACGAAAAAGTGTACAACATGGCATCACCACTTGGACTAGCTGTACCAGTCGCTGTCCCCGTCTTCGATGGTTATTTCACAGGACAAGTTTCTTCGCTCTATATTTTCACAATACCCGCAGCACCTGGCTCTAGTGGCTCTCCAGTTATGAATGAAGATGGAGAAGTATTATCCATAATCAACGCCGCGGCGGTGAGCTTTGATGAATATGCGATTGGGTGTAAAACGCAAGCACTTAGAAATTTCTTAATATCAAACGGCGTTCTCTAGAAGCCTTTTAATCACTTCTTCTACGACATTGTTTGCTGAATCAAGTTTGGAAATTAAATTGCTGTATTGATTTCTAGCCCAAAGCTCACCTTGTTCTTCATCTGAAAATCGGCGAAGGCCGCTGTTATATTCCAAGTCATCACATGTAACCTGGACCCCAAACTCTCCCCATCCAGATGGAAACATTTCCACGTCAACACGGTCATCGTGGAAAAAACTAATTGGGTGGGGGTCTATCGTATGAAAGTTGCTACCAGGCCCATCTTCGTTTAGGACTTTGCTGACAGCACTTTTATCCGTCTTTTTATCAAATCCATGCACTTCTTTATTTCTCCGATGGTCGCTGTTTCATTACACGAAGCAGCCAGAATATACGTTCTATTAAGATGCAGAAGACATTTTCTTAATTGATAAATCAACTCTAGCTTCTTTGCATCCTTCTCTGAATTACGCATTTCACACCTGCCAACATGTCTGCGCATGCGCAATATTAAGTATTCATATCTTTTTTATCTTTTTCAGAAGTGTTAAGAGCGCAAGAATAAACGTGTATTCTCTTGAAGTTCTTGGTAGTGGTACTCGGGTCTAATACAAGATGTTGCGAATCGGAAATTTTGTTCATCTCAACAACATCCAAGTAAAACTCTTCACCGTTAATATCATATCCTGCGTCGTCACATAACTTGAGCGCTTCTTTTTCTGAATTAAAAGCGCCTAAAATTCTTGAGCCATCCCAACTACGCATACTCGCAATTACTAACATGGTAGTTACTTCTTTCATACGTTACTCAATAGGAAACCTATAGCCGGTGAGGTTATTTAATACAATGATAGTCATCATTCCTTGAAAGTACACCAACTAAACGTTTTTTTTCTATATTTAATTTTTAGAGGCACCGTCAAAGTGAATAAAATTTTCTCGCTTTTATTGATAGCACTGACAGTCTGTCTAAGTTGTGGCAGCGACAATATACTCACTTACGAAAAGATTGAAGAAGTTGAAATGTATCCAGACGTTTGGGTCGACTCTTTCATTCAACCTTCTGCTACCGATGGATATGATATCCTGTGGGTCATTGATAGATCCGGGAGCATGGGTAATCATGACGCAGAGCTTCTTGCTGGAATAGAAGCTATGATGAATGCTCTTCCAATAGATACCGGCTGGCGTCTTGGGATTATTAGCACTGATGGGAATTACTCAATATCTAACACAACATTTCCTCTTGTTCCTGGTGATGATATTATTGATGCTACGCTTGCGCTAGATGCGCTACAGGGCTCTTACTACGGTCCCCCGGGAGAAGAGGGGTTTGAAGCTGTATATTCATATATCACGCTGGGCTCATATTCATCTACCTGGATGAGGCCAACTGCGGCCTTACTTGTGGTATTCGTGTCTGATGAGGACGAACAATCATTCGATTGGACAGTACCAGACTTTAGTACTTACTTGTCTACCATCAGGTCCAGAACTTTTGTTACCTCAATAGTCGGTCTAGACTCAAGCACTTGTGCAGACCAAGTTGGTGAAAGGTATCTGGAATTAACCAGAGACTTCAATGGCATGGAAATTGACATATGTAGTTCTGATTGGACTCAGGGCGTTGAAGAAGCCAGCAAGTCTTATGAGCCGATAGATTCCATTGAGCTTTCACAGATACCAGAGCCAGGAAGCATCGTTGTATTTTTGGATGGTGTTCCAATGCTTGATGTTGAATGGGAATATGACAGCCCCACAAACACTGTTAATTTCCTAACGATACCAGGCGATGGCGTGTTAGTAGAAGTAGCGTACTTTTTAGACTAAGCTTCGGGAACCCCGGGTAAAGAACAATAGACTTTGATTGCAGTGTCTATTTCTTGTAGCTCTTGCTCATAGCCAATTTTTGTCATTGTCACAATTTTTGCAGCAGATGATGACATAACAGGTAGTGACATAACTGTTTCTAATAATTCGATTCGTTGAGCTAGCGACTCAAAGGTTGCGCATGTCTGCATATTCACCATAAATGCTAAAGCATTTTCATGAGCCCTATCAAACGGACTCTTTTTTTGGTCTTCTTCTGACCCTACGCTTCCTGTTAGTGTCTGCATTTTTTGCTGCTTTCCTGGGTTGTCGTATACTCTTAACTATTAACCACTCGAACACAATAGATTCATCAATATTAATTCTACTGTAAGGCACGCTTGCTTTATGTAAAGCTTTAGCATCTTCCTCATCTATGAGGACCCCCCACCACACATCTTTCTTTGTAAATGGGTCTATTTCTTTTCTAGTAAGCTTAATCTTTACCCGCACTCCAGCGAACGTGTCAGTCAAATATACTTGGCCAACTTTAAACTTTCTTTTTCTAGCGCTATTATTTGTCATGCAGAAAAAATGGTTTGTGTATCTTCTAGAGTGCGCAGATAAATCTTACTATTGTGGTATCACAACTGACATTAACCGTCGGATAAACCAGCATAACGAAAAAAAGGGCGCTAAATACACTGCTGCTCGAGTGCCAGTTAGACTTATAGAATTTGCTGAGGTCGAATCCAAGAGCCACGCTTTACAACTTGAGAGCTTTGTAAAGGCGTGCCATAGAGCAATTAAACCACGCGCCGTTCAGTTGTTCAAGAAATTAATTAATTCTTAACGCGCTGTCTTAGTAGATAGACGTACCCTTCATGCGTATCTGCTAGTTCTGCAAGTAGGTTATCAAGTCCGTACGTTAATGCGCCCATTTCATCTAGAGTCTGAGCCACTCTTTCGTCAAGCTTAACGAGCTGCTCTGTGTAGGCTAACGCTGCGTCTGCGATAACAGCAGCCGATTGTCCCGCTGGAGAATTCCACTCCTCTAGAACAAGCGATGCATCAGCAGTTATTCTTATTGGACAAGCCAAGGCCTCATCATCAAAAACGCCAACTGCTTTTTCAATCACTCTATCGATGGAGTCTTGCACCTCTATGTATATCTTACCATAAAGGTCTACATGATCACCAGCGAACCCTGTTCCCTTGGTGAGGTTATGCGCGGCATGGAACCATAGGTGATATGCTCTGGTGAACCCGATGTACGCAGCCATAATTTCTGAAGCAGTTACTGGAATCATCTGTTCCATTGCGTTCATTTCAATTTCAGGAACTACAACTTCAACATCACCGCCCGGAATCGGACCCAGATCGCATTGTTCTTTAATACGACGTATCATTTTTTTCTTCGAATTTTACGTCGATTTTCTTGGACCGTCATCTTATATCCAAGGTGGTCTGCTATTGCATCAATGTTGTCTTCAGCAACCGCAATATTTGACTGAGTCCATTCTGGAATTTCATCATCGTCATTTAGTTGATCATGAAGGCCCTGAGCTGCGCTAGCGATCTGCTGCAGCTGCTGTTTTGCCATTCTCGCTCTACCACCATCGCCCATCATAAGGGGCTCTTCTTCGGCCTCAACTCCCCCTACAATATCTGCAATAACAGCAGCAAGACCATCAGCGTCTAAAGCTAGCGGCTCTTCTTCCTGGACGAGCTCCATTTCTTCGCGCAAAATCTTAAGCAGTTGCTGACGAGTAAAACGAATTGTCGACTCATTTTTTTCTCTATCCTCGACTGTCTTATCGATGATACCCTTCTGTAGCGCGTCGGGTAATTCATCTTGATCTCCCTTTAAAGCAGAATCTTCATCATATTTTTCTGTCGATTTCGCAGCTTCTTCTCTAATGATACGAAGCAGGTCTCTTTTGGACAACTGCATTTTTTACTCCGTGTCAATGTGTTGACGAACTTTGTCTTCTCTGCTTGCCATCTTTCCGCTCTGCGCGGAGAGGATCAGGTCATCCATGGACGCAATCAATGCTGGAATCTGTCCATCAGCAATTCCCATTCCTGCTACTCCAGCAGCCGTATCCTTTAGCCAGTCACGTAATGACTGCTGGCTTGCTGATGCTCTTTCTTCTTCAACATCAACTACCGGATCTACAACAGCTCCGCCTTCTGGTTCTACAACTTCTTCCTCAACAGCGGCAGCCATTTGCTCCCTAATCATTCTACGAAGTCGTGCGCGTCGCTTTACTCTTTCAACAATCTCCAAAACTTCTGGTTCATCAACATTAGCTGGAAGACCAGACTCTTTCTCGAAGTCAATTGGGCGCTCAAGCTCCTCACCCGTACCCCACACATCTTCCTCGGGTTGAACTTCATCAGGTCGTTTCGAATCCTGAACCTGCTGTTCGTAAATCAATTCCAGTATCTCTCGTTTGCTTATACGCATTTTTTATCTCCAGGAGTTATCTTTAATTATTCTTCTCTCACGAAGAATCATTATATCAATCATTTTGTTCTATAATAAAGTCTTCGTCAACATCATTATCTGCTGTATCACCCGCTTCAGGAAGTTCTTCAAAATCCATATCTTCTGTCCAGTCTAGTTCTGGTGGAACGTAGGCGGGCTGGAGTGGTTCTTCTTTCTTGGCGCAACAAAGAAGTAATAATAGGATCAATAACAAATAAAAACGCATGGAAGCTTTCACCTCCATGCTAAGTATTTCGTAGAAGCAGTTGTTGACTTACACGCCCCTCAAACCCCCGGTCAGAAGATTGTCCAGTAGATACCACATCTCGGTCGCTTCACCTTCTTTGCTAAGCGCATTGCAAAAGCCGGCGTGCTCTTTTTTATACGTCATCCGATACCGTTCAGCTTTGGCACCCTCGACCATCGTAAATCTAACATTGGCTATTCTGTCAGCTAGTTTTACGATAACAGCTCCAGGAACGTTGGGTATCGTCGCATATGGTTTTGCTTTCTTTTCTAGACGTGTCTCACCAGGCCCATCAGTTAGCGCATCCACAAGGTCTCCGATTCTGTCTCCGAATTCTGTATAAATTTCTTCAATAGTTACAGAAGTATCTTCGACCACATCGTGCAACCATGCAGCCGCTGTAAGATCATCGTCCTTATATCCAAATTCATGGAGGGTGTCGACTACCTCATGTAGATGAGTTGTAAATGGTCTAGTTCCATGAATTTGACCAGCATGTTTTTCATAAGCGTAAATTTTTGCTTTTTCTGCATTCTTCATAATTTATCCCCTCATACCGCTTTACGGAATCATCGCGGTAGTTTCTCCTCTGTGATTTGACACGAACACTGGCGTATTTCTTTTTTCTGCGAACTTGACCAGCCTATCTTTTTGTGACGAACGCCGAGCGAACGCTTTTTCTTTTACTTCAAGAATTAGCAGCGTCCTACCGTATTGTGTATCGATATGATAGGCCATGATACCGCTCTTGTCCGGACGTTGTCCGCTTCCAGTATATCCTTCACTCCAGATGCACTGAAACGTACGACATTCACTTGGTCTGTCTTGATATATGGAACAACCCCCGCCCTCACAAACATTACTACAGAGGGTCTTCTTGGGCTTTTCTAGCGTGGGTATCTCCAGTACTTCGCAACATACGGAGCAGCTACCACAAGCACGATAATTCATTTTGTTGTTTTCACTACTAGTTTGACAGTCCTTACTGCTTCAATCATATAGCCCTCATGCCTGTAGGTAAACCGATCCGTGGTCTCTTCGGCGCTGGTGACTATAACATTTGGGGTCCTGTTTCCCTGGTCTTGAATAAGACCTTTGAGGTTCTCACTCACCCCAACTTCATGTAGCTCCTGACAAAATCTTCGAAGAAGCTCTTCATATTTTTCTTTATGCATTTCCATCATTCAGCTCCGGAAAGTCAGATTCATTATATCCTGTCAATAAGTACCACCCCGGTCTATCAGATTCTGTCTTAATCAAGGTTAGAAGTTTGTACGATAAAGGCTTAAGAACAGTCTGGTGAAACTTGTCGTATCCTTGCCAGCGAGAATTGAGTATCTCTTCCCCTGTAGCTGTTAGAGTGGATTCGCCAAAATATTCAATGTTGAAGTTATGGCACTGGTCGTGATTGAAGTAGATGTAAACAGGTTTGTCTTGCATATTTTTCTCCTTACCGCCATCGACGATAGTTGCGCCGTGTCCGGCGGTTTTTTGTTTTGAATGAAATTTCATCTGCCCGCTTTTCTTCATCTGATTTCCAGCAGATCTCTGAGCAGCAAAGCTTATTATTTTTAGTTACGAATTTTGGCGCGCCACAGCTGTTACATTTCTCAGCCGTCTTGCATGTCATCCATGCCTTGCGCATCCGCTCGACCATCCGGTCTACGATATCCTCGATATTCCCGGCACGATTGACGCGAGTTTCCTTTCCAAGGCCCCTTGTCTTTCCATCCTTGGTCACATATACCGCGCATACTCGGATGGCATCCTTGCCACTCGTGCGTACTTCTATCGGCACATTCTCACCATCACCAATGACAGTCGTGTAGACTTGCACTTTCATACCCGGCGGAAGTCCATCATGACGTGCATAAATTCTTTCTGCCATGTAGGGCTTAGCCATCTTCTTTGTTGGTGGCTCATGCTTAAACCCTGCGTCTTCAAGCTTTCCAAGAATTTGAAGAGCAAGAAGTTGTCTAAGCATCGGTACATTTGGGTCGTAGTCTGACATTCTGTCCCTAGTCGTTAAAGACGTGGATTTTAACCCCGCGCCAATTAGTTGGGTTCCAAGCCTCGAACTTGAGAGATCCATCTTCCTCGATAAAATCAAGCTTAAAGCTTATGACTTTACCGGTTCTTGCTGATGTCAAAGCAATTCGAGCGGGGATAAGTCCGGGCTTCCATCCGAGCTCAGATGCATCAGCAAAGAACGTTTGTGATGAGGAGTTAAAATCAAAATTGTCTGTATTAAGATGTTCAGTCATTATTCACCGAGGATTTTGGGAGGAAGTATTTCCCCACCTTCAATTATATTATACCATTTTTCTGATGGTTCTTGCACGATTGTCAGAAACAGTTTTACTTTTTTTCCACCGTCGGCTTAAGCCAGATGCCAGCTGTTTCGAGCAGCATAAGAGCCTCGCCAGGAAGATGCTCAACAAACCGAATCATGGTTCGAAGAGTATCGTGCTTGAACATCTTCGTAAGTTCTTCACGGATGCGTTCGTTGCTGACAGTCTCACCAGCGAAAGTCCACCAATGACCAGACTTGAGTTCGAAACCAAGCTCTTCGCAGGGTGTGAGTTCCTTGGTGATAGAGAACCGAACAGCTCTCAAGACTCGAAGACCGTCTTCCTCAAGCCTTAGCGCCGCTGTTCCGACGCAACGAAGCAATCCCTTCTCCAGATGGATACGACCGCTGAACGGGTCGATGATCTCACCAATCGGTTCAAGAGTTGCGGGGTCCACCTCACGAGCCATAGCATTGACCGTGAAGTCTCTACGAGCCAAGTCGTCAAGAAGAGTACCAGCTTCGACAGTATCAGGATGACGACCGTCAGAACTTGAACCGTCCTTACGACACATGACCACGTCAATCGAATCACCGTTCGGCATACGCCCACGGACGGTAAAAAATTCAGGAGTAACAAGAAACACTCGCTCCATACTAGAGCGGCACCACTCAAGAAGAGCAGGCCAGGAGGGTGCTTCAGCACAGAAGTCGCGGTCAGGAATTTCGGTGATGCCCATTAGTTCATCACGAATGGAGCCACCAACTTCGAAAAGTCTGATTGAGTTTGTCATAATCCCCCCGGGGAATGGATGATATAAAAGGGGCCCGTTGTTTTTGATTTATTGACATCCCAAGGTGGGCCATTCCCTGGTGTTTTTGCAGATGAAAGAGGAGGTGGGGATCCGTTGTATGTGTACGAGATAACTGGGTGGTCCGTTATCCCTCAGGCTGACGTATCTTGCCGACTACCACTTTGCCGCTCACCGCTCATTCTTTGTCTACAACAACTGCCGATCCCCACCGGCTCCTTGGGCCGCTAAGCCCAAGGCCTCAAAATAAAAAGGTTTAGCGTCTTCGCTCTTTGGCGATGATCGATGGTCTAGCTAGCAACGTTTTCCCCACCCGCGACTGCGGGGCTTAGAACTTAAGGGGTCGGATCAATACCGTCACTAAACCTTAAAAATAAAAATCAGTGGCCACACGATTGGCACGGGTGCGTGATCGGGAAACCGGACATACCCTTTCGGGTTCAGACGTTTCCTACATTGCTCAACGGTTCTTAACCCGTTGTCATCCCAAGCTTTGCCGCTCACCAGGAGCCGGACGTGTGGAGCCAAGCCATTTGCTAACTTCCACTGAAATCGTTAGAATATTAAAGAGCGGAGGGAAGGGGTCATCTACCCCAACCATCAATAATATTATATCATACAGCGTTGTTCTTTTGCACAGGTTTCAAAAGAAAATGATTTTATTTTTAGTCACCAAGAAGGTGCAGATATGGACATGATGGGAAGAACCTGCCACCTTGACTTTGGTTGCTTACTAGTGTAGAGGTTACCACACTCAAAGAGAGATACCCCAGTTGATACCTCTTCTTTCTTGTCTATACCCTTTTGGATGGAGTATAAATTCTCTGCCATCGTCTTGGCATGTTCCCACCGGTACGCTACTCCGACGATGGTGTCTTGCTTATCACCGCCGTGGCGGTACCAGATCAGATAAACATCTGGGGTCATGCTAACGAAATCGCGCCATCTTCATCCACAAGCTGGCCAGTATCTAAGAGTATAGCCACCACTTCTTCCACTTCTTTTGAATCGAAGCCGGCACCTTCAGATTGTTCTAGAATATCTTCTAATGGCATTTCTTCGTTTTCCTCTAGAAGATCGTTTAGAATAAAAGCTTCAATCGCACCGCTACCTACACCCTCTTGCTCTAAAAGCAGAGTCTCTTTAATAATCTCTCGTAGTTTGCGACGCGTTATTCTCACTACATAAATCCCGGGCCCTTTATCATTTCCATATCAGAAACGGGCAGCATCGGTATCTGTTCTACTTCTGCTTCTGCAGGAGCAGCTCCCAGTACAATCTCTTGTAGGTGGTCTATGATCCCCTGTGCTGTGCTTCGCTCACACCCAGTACCCACCATATCCATCACTGTAGAAATTCCTAAATCAACAATCTCAGGATTTTGCTCCAGCATATCACGAACCATGTTATAATCTTCAGGAACAGGTACCACATCAGTAGGGGGTTGTACTGCAGCCGGCATCATTTCTGGTGCCGCCGCAGCTGGGGCTGCATCAAGCCCACAGGATTCTTTAATAAGTCTTCGTAATTGTCTTCTTGTAATTTTCATTTGTTTCTCCTACCAGTCTGTGTACGCGACCATATATTCGTTATCAGTACTCATCATATCCATGTCTAATTCTTGTATAATTTCAGGAGACAGACCACCCACTTTAGTTATTTGCTTCATCACAGCTGAAGCAAAACCAAACGGCAAATAGGGCGGACGATTATTCTTACCGTCCATTATTTCTAGCGCTAAAGCAAAATGTTCGTTGTCTGCATTCGCTTCAAAAAATGCTCTTGCTGGTTCCCACATGCGTGTTGTGTAACCGTTACCAGCGTAATTTCCGGCAAATAATGGGTGGTACCCTTGGTATTCGGGCTTCCAATTTCCATCACCAGCTTGTTCATTCAATAAAGCTTCATGTATAATCTTTCGAAGCTGTCTTTTTGTAACCCTCATTTTACCCTCATTTTTCTGTTTCAATAAGTCTTTAAGCTGACGTCCTGTATCGTCTGCTGTGACAGCATCATCTGTATCTAACTGCTGTTGCCGCTGTTGGGTCAACTCTCTTGTGCTGGTATCTGCTGCCTGTTCTTCTTCTTGACTATGCGGGGCAGCGGCGATAGAAGTTTGACCGGTTGTCAAATAATCATCTTGCTCGCTTTCTTCAGAACCACTTGGCGCCTCATAGCCTACAACTTGCTCGAGTATGGTCGCCCTTACAGAGTTCTTTATCATTTCTTTCAGGCTACTTTTGGAAATCTTAAAATTCTCCATCTGCTCTATTGCAGCGCCTACTGGCATATCTTCTGCTTCAACATCTTTTAACGAGTTTAAGCTGTACGGTATATCAGCTTTTCCGCGGGGACCAGGTGTAATATCATCTAAAATATTATCCAGCTCATCTTGATTATATGCAATCTCTGATTTGTCCTCATACCCGACGACAACTGGAAATTCGACGTCAGCAATGTTCTTCCCAAGATGATCTCGTGGGTGAGCCATTTCTTCTTTCACTAATTTAACCAGTTGCCGTCGGGTGAATTTCATCTTAGTCGTCCTTCTTCTTGACTAGTCTGTCTTTTACAGCTATAAGCATACCCATACCCCGATTGTAAAGGCCAACGACTCTATCGCGAACCCAACCGAGCGAACCGGTTACCCAAGCGCGTGCAGTGCCCCAAAGGTCACCGCAGACTTCAACAACCTGATCCCAACCGAGATCAAGAATGTCTAACACTAGCTTCAGAGGAGCGCTAAGCACTCTGAGCAAGGGATGCTTATCCCTTCGAAGCATTAGCCAAGCCAATGCCACACCAACCAACAAACCCTCTAAACGAGGTGAGGAAACATGAAGGTGATAAAGTACCTCCCATGCCCAAGTACTAACGAGAACAAGGAGCCCCCAACCGGTTTCTCCAAGTCCAACTAACAAACTCCAACATGAGTTTAAGATTTCTAACATAAAATTTCTCCTTATAGAATCTCGTTCTTAAGTATTTGACTCAACGGGATTCTATCCACCCCTCGCGTGCATGGCTCCGAGGCTATCTTTCGCAGACTGTTTAGACTTAAAGCCCTTCTTCCAGACTCCGCCCTTCTTATTATTTAATATATACCAGGTTCCAGTTGGACCATATTCACCACCGTTGCTCTGCTTAACGCAACCGTCATCTGTATCAGCGCAGCCCTGCTCTACCAAGACTTCTTTAATAATATTTCGGAGTTGTCTTTCTGTAATCCTCACGATGCCCTCTGCTCTACGACCCATTCCTGATTGTTGCGGTAGATTTTCATACTCTAAGTACTCGGAAGGAATATCTTCAGGGTTAGCTTCAACAGCAGCCATCATTTCATCTTCCCAGCCAGGAAGATTCTCTTCTTCCCATTTCTCATCCGCTGCCATGACCTCTGCTTCTTTGTCTAAATTATCAATTAATGTCTGGATCTCTTCAACAGACATAGTCTTGATTCTGTCAGCCATCCATCGCGGTCGTATACCGTGCAAGTCTTTGTAGTAATCCGAGTAAGTGGAAGCCAGCAAGTGCTTTGCTAATTCTTCGCCGGTAGAGATTCCCCTCTCATCCCAGAACGCCTGATCTGTTACCAAACTAATGCCAGCTTCTTTGTTTACCTTAAGCGCTTCTTCTTCGGCGCTTGCGGCAAATGCTTCACGAATAATTATTCTAAGCTGTCTCTCTGCGATTCTCATTTCTTTTTCTCCACACTGTCCGCGAACTCGAGCGCCTCTATAGATTTCTTGCTCCACTTTTCTTTTGGCATTAATTTTTCTATACGAAAAGATAGGACTTTCATTCCATTGACAGTGGGTTGTCCAAGCTTATCCTTGCCGATGTCTTTAACGACTGTCCGTTTATTCTTAAAACGACCTGTCAAGATTACGTCGCCCACCTCAATATCAAGGTCCATGGCCTCGGCAATAATCTTTCTAAGCTGGTGTCGAGTTACTTTCATGTGCCTGAACCCCACTCGCCCCAGTATTGAACCCCACTCGCTCGGGCCCTTCGCTTTTTATCCCACTCTTCATGAGATTTCTTTTCGGCTCTCTTCTCAATTCGTTTCTTTGAAGAGTAACTCATACCGCTCGTTAGGCTAACCAGCTCAACAGAGACTTTATCAGCGAGCCTTCCTGCCATATTGGTTCTAGCTTTCTCGCTCATCTCTTTCATCGTGGGTACCGCCTCAGCTAATTCATCTAATAGAATTTCTGTCCACTCAAGAAGTTGTGGCTTGAAGCGAGCGATGTCAGATGCTGACGCACCTTTCCTCTCTTCCAAGATAGACTCTCGAATTATCTGTCTGAGCTGCCGCCGGGTGATTCTCATTTTATGATTATCCTTCCTGGTGGCGGGGGTTTGGCTCATTGTCTCTAATGATATCAAAATGACCGTCATCCCAGCCGTTTTGATATTGCTGAGATTTATTTTCGAGCTCGTTTTTTTGTATTTTTATGCCGTCATATGCGTCAGCATAACCTTCTTGGTAATCTTGAGAATCGGAATCAACCAACACATCATCAGGGAATTGAAGTGCTTCCTTAATAATTCTTCTAAGCTG